GAAGCACTTGTACAGACAAAGAAATTTGGAGCACTAACTCAAAATGTTTTGACAGATACTTTTGATGAATTAAGAAAAGCAAAAGCTAAAGAACAAGAGTTAGCACTGATGGGACAGTTTAGTACGTTTGGAGAAATAATGGATGTAAATAAAAGTCTTTCCGATTCTTTACTAGGTGATTCAGGTATAGGTGGATATTTACCTTTTATGGGAAAGGATAGTGGATTTGATCAGAAGACATTAGAAAAACAATTGAGTGGTGTTACAGGTATAAATAATAATGTTGTTTATAACTGGCAAGAGTGGTTTGATGATTCAATTAAAAAGAATTACAGTGAATTTGAAGATGATTATTTAGAACTAGGATATACGAAAGAAGAAGCAGAAAATGCTGCAGAACAACAAATAAATATTCAAAAGTCTTTTGCACAAAGTTATGTAAATGATTACTTAAAACCAAGATTTGATGAATCAAGATCAATGAATGAGTTTGTCGAATATTTAGATGTAAGACAAGAAGAGCAGAACCCTTTCCAAACACAAAGTTTATTAGATGCTGTTAATACAGTTGGAGAGTTACAAGCTAAGACTTACCTAGATCAAATCAGAGATAGTGCAGTTGATAAGAAATTTAATAGTGATTTTTATTTTGATCCAGTTGGAGCTGGTATGAGTGTAGGTTTACAGAATCAATATGATAATCAAAAAACAATAGTAGAAGCAGATTGGGAGAAAGCACGTAATAAACCTAATGAGATAGCAGATCCTCTAAACCCAGGACAAGGAACATGGGCAGAGTTAGCTTATAGATATGGAGCTGATGTTAATGATAAACAACAGTTTGCTCAATTACATTATCAAGTAAAAGGTAAAAATCCTAACTACAAATTTGATCCAGCAGAAGATGTTATTAATGCAGGTAAAGTAAAAGATCATATTTATACAAACATCCTTCCAAAATTAGTGGATGAAGCTGGCAGACAACCCACTGTATTTGGTCAGTTTATAAGACCTGAAGAATTTGCTGACGATATGATCGAAGGTCTAGATCCAGATCAACCTGAGGAATGGAACTATGCTTTAGAGCAGGTTGGATTATCAGACTTTCAAGGTACAGCAGCTGATCTAAAGAATTATATAGCTGAGACTTTTAGGACAGGCAGTGCTGCTGATATAAGATCACAGCTAAAGTATCTGAATGAGAAACGTGAGAAACCTACACAAGAACTACTAGGAGTTGAATATATACAAAGAGAAGAAGACTATACAACAGATAACAAACTAGAAGGAGATACTCAATTGTTTAAAGTATTTCAAGATGCTGGATATGACGGTAGTGAAGATGATTTCTATGAAAATGTATTTCCAGATTTAGATCCAGGTTCTCAAACCATCTTAAGTCAGGTAGGAGAAACAGGAAAAATAAACATAGAAGGACTAGGTGGAACTGATTATAGAAATGATCCTTTTGCAGCTTTCGGTGTGGTTAGTCAGTTATCAGGTGATGAAGGAGGTTTATTTGGAAACCAAGAACGAGAGGAGAAAGAAGAAGATGATGAAGAAAGTAGCTATTTTACGTTTGACGTGGATTATGATGATGATGAGGAAGATTATAAATCTAAAAAGGGAAGTGAGATTCTTAGTCAATTCACGAAAGGTTTTTCTAGTTTTATTTAATTAAGTAATGGCAAGTAAACATAAAAAAGCAGCAACAGCCGCAAAACTTGCGAAAGATAAGATGGCGTGTAATAAACCTAAAAGAACACCTAAACATCCTACTAAGTCACATGTAGTGAAAGCATGTAAAGATGGTAAAGAAAAGATTGTAAGATTTGGTCAACAAGGTGTAAAAGGAGCAGGTAAAAATCCTAAAACAGCAAAAGATAAAGCCCGTAAAAAGTCTTACTATGCCAGACATAATGCACAAGACTCCAATCCAGATAAGTTTTCAGCTAGATATTGGTCTCATAAGGTGAAATGGTAATAAAGTTAGGTATGATTAATAGTAGATAGTTATTACTTTGCATGGCAGATTTCACTAAAGCCATTAACATTATTTGTAAATACGAAGGGTATAAAGAAAAAGCCTGTGCAGACCCAGTGACTGGAAGGAATCCATACACTTTTGGTTATGGAACTCAATTCTATCCAGATGGGTCTCCCGTAAAGTCAGGACATTGTGTAACAAAACAGAAAGCTTTAGAGTATTTACTATGTGAGATACATTTAATTGAAGAAGAACTAGATAAATTAAAACTCTATATAGATCAGGCTATGAAAAATGCTTTAGTATCTTTCATTCATTCGATAGGTTGGGACTCTTTTTTATATAGCACTGTTATAGATCATTTAGAAGGTCAACGTTTTCATTCTGCAGCAGAAGAAATGAATAGATGGATATATGATGAGAACCATAGAGCATTAGGACATTTACTAGAAAGAAGAAAAGAAGAAACAAATCTATTTGTGGAAGAGATAGACATAACTGAAGTTCCTTTTCCCGGTGTCTTATTACTAGCAACAAACAGTTATCAAGGACATCCTTGTCAAATAGAAGCTTTAATAAAATTAGAGAAGAAAGTAAACCCTTATATACTTGCAGAATTTATGAATGATTATTCAAATCATGCGAAAGAATTATCTCCTGAAGTCCAATTAGACACATATTATGAAAGAACCTATGGTGATTTTGATAGATAGGCGTAGAATAAGAGTAGAAAATAGTAACAACTAATGGAAAATTCAGTTGAGCCTAAAGCATTTCAGTTACCATTAGAACATCAGTTTTCTATGAAGAGAGCTGAGATGAAAGCGAAAGAGATGACATGGGATCAACTTTATGTTGCATTGTTATCTTTATTTCATCAACGTTTAATGGAGATCTACGCTCTAAAGTCTATGATGGCAGAGGAAAATGTGGATATTGATTTTGATATTCCCACAGATGTAGAGTTACTTGATTTAGCTACTAAAGCTCAAGAAGCTTTAGATAAAGAATTTGATGAAGATGATGGGGATGAACCTCTAGCTCTCTAAATCAATTAATCTATTTAAGTACCATCTAGCTTTCATTAGAGATTCTTTGCCTCCTTTTTTACGTTCACGCCACATATATTTAGCAACATTACCTTTTAAGTAACCACGAAATTCTTCTGTTGTAAGTTGTGCTTCTATTGCATCTATACACTCTACAGAACTAGCTGCATAGTGCATTGGCTTATCTACAGGATCAAAGAAATGTAAATGAGGATTAGTTTCCGTAGTTTTAAATGAAGCTGCCGGCATAGGACAGAATCCATCAGTACATTCTTCCATTTTATTATCTACTTCTTCGTTTTTGAATTCGGAGAGTCTAATACCATCAAGAGGGTTTTTGGCTTCACTGAAGCCCCTTGCTTCATCCCTTCCTCCATTGAGGGAATATAACCCGTTAATCCTGGTCTCTGTCCCAGATTCTTCCTGTTCATTCCTTCTTCGCATGCTGCTAATCCTCGGTTATACATATCATACAGAGGAACGTCATTTTTTTCATTATCTAGTGGAGCACCAAAATCTTCTACAGATAAAACTCTACATTTCATTTCATCTTTTACAAAGTCTCCTAAAAAGTTAGTAGCACCGAGCATTGTTTTATAATGGATGATTTCTTTCTCCTACAATGTTATCATGGCAAGATTCTACGATACTACATACGACCCCAGACAGGACTCAGGAACCTCTGGAGCTAATATATCTGATATTAACCCTGAACAGGCTTATGACGTTGATCTACGTCGTGTAGAGATGGATAAGAGAGGAGATGTGGAGAGTACTAATGAACAACAGAATCGTGTAAAGAGATTTTTTAAAGCTGCTCGTGCCTCTGGTAAATATAGACAACAAAAAGGATTCTCAGAACCAAGTGTAGGAGGACGTACTCCAGTAGGTAAAGCTGATATGAGTGGAGTTGAACTACCAAGTCTTAGAGGACGTAACTTCGGAGGACCAGGAGCTGGATCTACTGAATATGCAACTAAACCAAAACCTCAGTTTGGTAAAGAATTTTATCTATAATTAAACACCAATAACTTCTTTTTTTATTCTTCTTCTATTTTTTCTTTGAGGATAGTCAATATCACAGGGATTTCCTCTATGAAATTGTAACTGTGTAATTCCTTCATTTGCATAAATTCTATTAAATAAGGAGGTACAATTTGTTATTTGTAATGTTAAATAACCCTCCCATCCACTTTCAGCTGGAGTGATATTACAGAATATTCCTGATCTTGCATAACTAGATTTACCGACAGCAACAACAGTTATATCTTTAGGTAATTTTATTTTTTCTTCTGCTCTACATAAACAATATCCAAAGGGTGGTAATAAGAAGTATTTACCTCTTTCATCTTCATTTAGTGTGGTAGATTTCAATATCTTGGAATCAAAATCTTTAGGGTCACACATGCCTGTTTGTGTACCTCCAAACAGTAAACATTTCTCTTCAGATAGTCTTATATCATACCCATAAGAACTTAAACCATAACTAAGAGTTTTCTTACCATCTATTTCTTTAACTTCCTTTGATATAAAGGGTTCTATCATGTTTTCTTTTTCAACAAGATGCTTAATTTCCCAGTCAGATAAGATACTCATAATCCCCTTTTGTGTTCTTCGAGTATATCTAATCTAACAAAGGAGTCTACCTTTTTCACCATAAATATCTATGAACTTTTCTATCATTTTTGTAGAGTTTTGTATCGGTGGTAAATATACCAGTAAAGACGTACAAGTTTTATGTGTACCTATCCCTTTACTTGTATTTTTTATTAAAGAAGGTGCAGTTTTTAATATACAAATAGGAAAGTCAAATATCTTCTGTTCATATCTAATTATGTCTGGACAATTTGTAAAATAGAGTCCTTGTTTTATTTCTTTAGCTAACCATGCTTTATATAATTTACGAAACCAAACTGCATGTGATGAAGTTAATGTAGGAGATGAAGCACGAGTCATCTTCCATTTCTCATTCTTTTTATCCCAGAAATATGCACCACTTGGAGGAAATAAATATACACTTCCATACCATTGTTGACAATTTAATCCATCATCACTGGGAGTAAAGAAATTATTAGCCTCTACATAATCATTAGCTACACGAGAACTAGCAACATCTAGATCTATACCTTCTAATAGAGCATGTGCAGAAGATACCAAATCATAATTAGTAATTAATTCTAAATCTTCATTATGTTTTTTTACATCATGTATAGCCATTAATTAAGAGAACAAGGAGCAGTATCTATTGTCTCAGGATTTGTGTAGTCAATTTCTATATATCTAATACCTTCGTTATCTAATATCATGTAACCAGCTACTCTTTTAGGATCAATTTGTTCTGCCTTATCTAATATTCTTTTTAAAGTTTCACCTAGATCGTCATTATTAAGAGATTCACATAGACGAATATCTTCTCTAAGGTCTTCTAACGTACACCAAGCATCTCTTTCCTGTGTAGGAATCAGACGCATAACACCTGGCCCTTTAAGCTGCCAGAATTTTAAATACTGTTCTCCTTGGTCAGCAAGAATAAATTTAATTGTTGTATCTAAGAAAGCTGCTTTTTGTGGATCTAAGTCCTTACCAATTACGGAGGCAATTAATTGTTCTCTTCTGTTCATTTTTTTAACAATCCCTGTCTAGATAATGATTCAAGTAATTTAGGCATTGGCTGATAAAGTACAACCATTTTTCCTAAAATACCACGCTTCTTTACTAATTTGCCATCATTATCTCTTACTTTATTAAATTCTCCTGACCTAATTAAATATTCAGCTACACAACGTAATCGTCTTTTTAAAGGTAATTCAGCTTTTGGAAATTTACCACATATAGTATCTGCATTCATATCCTGGAAAGCAATACGTAATCTGTTCGCTAATGTCATATTAGAGTTCGCATCTTCTTGTTCGTAATTATATACATTTTCTAAATATCTTTTTAAACAACCATCATCAAAAGAACCTTCTGGAGGTATAAACATTTCTACTTGTAAACTTAATGATTCTGATAATGTTTCTTTATAATTTTGTACGGTAACTTTTGATATATCGATGTTAATAAATCTATGTGCAATCATGTTAATTTTCCACTGCTAGTTGTTACATACATAGGTGACGCTTTCTTCCTATAATCTTGTGGTGTAAATTTTTTATTTTTTGCGAATGATTGCACCAACTTATTCCAAGGTATCCTTATTAGAGCCTTTCTGCCAGAGTCAGGAGAGGCATTAACGTAATGTATGCCTTCAACCCATCCTTTATCTGGATGTTTTCTACCTAAAGCCATCCAATTACGAAGTGTCTGATCTGAAACTCCCAGTCTACGAGAGCATTCTTCCGTACTTATATATTCATCAGCAAAAGCCTGAGGATTTAAAGAATCTGTAATTCCTTTTTCATAACGACTATGCCACATGGAAGATAAAATGTTTTTTATCCCTTTTAATTCCCACGCTATATCTTCTAAACCTTTACGTAATCCTGTATTCATAGTTTCATTACTCTTAATTAAATGCTAATGTAAAAGTAAACAATTAGCACTCATGGAAGAGCAGGTACCACCAAGTCAACAACCCGGAGTTCCTCAAATAACTCCAGAACAATTAGCCCAAATGAAAGCTCGTGCCAGAGAACTGGCTATACAACAAACTTTAGCACAAAAGCCACCGTTAGGGGCAGAAGAACTAACATTTAATCCACCTAATCCTCAGGTAGTTTATGTTAGAAGAAACCTAACGATTGCAGAAATAGTTTTACTATTAACAGTTTCTTGTTTATTAGTTACTGGGGTGCAATTTGGATGGAAACTTGCAACAGATTTCCTACCTAGAGTAGAAATTAAAGTTAATTAGTCGTCAGAATACTAGATCTATAATTAGTTAATAAAGTGTTAACTAGAATTAGGTCGTGGCAAACCGTAGAATTAGTGAATTACAAGAACAGGCGGGTCTTCAATTAGCAGAGAATGATTTATTAACGGTTGTTAATGTATCTGAACCTGACCCTGCGTTAAAAAATAAAAAGTTAACAATATCAGGTACAAAAGCATATTTAAGTGTTCATTATTTACCTAGAACTGGTGGCACTGTCAGTGGAAGTGTAATAGTCCAAGATGATTTAACAGTATCAGGAGCAACTACTTCTTCCGGTTTAACTGTAAGTAATCTATCAACTGTAAGTGGCTTAATAGTTCAGCAAAATGCCACTGTTTCTGGAACTATCAGTGGTACCAACATAACTGGTGGTGCTATTGAGGGTTCTACTGTTAAAGCAGTAACCTTTACAGGTACAACCGTTAATGCTGTTAGTGGACGTTTTACTACTATTGTCAGTGGTACTACAGTCACTGGTACTCACAGTTTA